TGCCAGTACCCGCAGAGGTCTTCACAACAATGCTTTGACTGCCCGTCGTGTTGTTCTGGATGATGTACTCTTTCTCAATCGTCGGGACGATCAGGTTTCTGGTTGCGGTGATGCTTCCCGTCACGTTGATCACAAGGCATCGCTGGGCCTGGGACGAGTTGGAGTTTGTATATCCAGCAGCCCAGTTGTAGTCCGCGTCAGAAGGGAACGTCGCTGTTGCATAACCCGTGATCGATTCTTCAATCGCCCATTTGAAGTTGTTGTTGGTCAGGTTGCCCCAGTTGGTGTCACCTGTTCCAAGAAGCTCAATCTTTAGATTATCTGACCAAGATGACATGATTTGTCCTTACGGTAGCACCGGAGTCCACCCCGGAGTCTGTGAGTCGTTTACATCTGTCCAGGTGGCAGTTTGTGTAGTGTTTACATCTTGCCATGTTGCGCCCTGACTGTCATCCACGGGGTTCCATAGATACCCGCCAATCACGGTATCGGTCATTGCGATTTGTTCTGCGACAGACACCGGGAAGATCGTGTTAGACAGAACAACGTCGATAGCTTGCGCTGTGTCTTGGGCCGTTGCGTTGAAGACTGAGGGGGCTACAAGTGTCTGATCCGCGCCGCTTGCCTGATCTTGAACTGCAACCGCAAAGGTTTGTGCGGAAGCGGTAGTGTCGGTTCCTGCGGCGCTTTCAGCGATGGCCGTTGAAAAAGTCTTTGTCGCTGAAACTTCGTCCGAACCCGTAGAAATCTCTGCGACAGAACTGATCAGGATCGCGGACGCGGAGATGGAATCCAGCGCAGTAACTGAGTCAGAGAACGCGCTAAAACAGTTCAGGATCGTGGTAATTGCATCAGACCCAGTAACCGACTCCTCGACGACCGACAGAAAAACCTCTCCAGCGACAACCTGATCGGATCCAGTCGCTGTGTCTTGAAATACAGAGTTAAGAACCGCAATGCTTGAAACCTGATCGGAGCCGGTAGCGGTGTCTTGAAAGGACACGAGGAATGTTGCAACGGCGGAAAACTGGTCGGAGCCGGTAGCGGTGTCTTGGAAGGAAGCAGTAATGATGGTGCCGCTAGCAGCTTGGAAGTACCAACCGAGCGAACCATTGTTTGTCGAGTTCGCTCCAGCATACCAAGTGTCAATTAGAGAGTACGCCCGCACCCCGGTAATGGTTAGATAATTTACGTTTGGCTTGGTTGCACCTGTCAGTATCAACGTCGCCGGAGAACTGGCTGAATTCCCCTGAACCGTCAGCACCCGCCCTGCCTCGCCTGCCGCTGTCCACTGAGACACCCGCTGGGTTGTCGTGCCGAGAGTAATGTTTGTAGCGCCGGTTGCCTTGTAGGTGTTGGTGATGTCCTTAAAGGTGTTGTTGCCGGAGATCGTCAGAATTCCAGCGCCGCCTTGGTTGAGGGTGATGTTGGTGTAAGAGCGATCACCCCCTACAAAAGTCTTGCTTGGAGCGGAGGTGAAACTAAGTGTTCCTGTGCCAGTCACCGTGAAATTTGAAGATCCAGTCCAGTTCCACGGCAACGAACTTCCGGCAATAGTCCATGTTCCAGAACCGATGGCAACTGTAGTATTGGGGTATATCAAAACACCAGACGAACTGCCGGTGTTCGATAGGGTAAATGAATAGTTATTAGCGTCAAAAGTACCGAATTGAATAAGAAATGAAGCGGCTACGTTTGCAATAAACGAGTCTTGCAATGTAACGGACCCTCCGGGGGTGCTAACATCAATTTGATGCGGAAAGGTTTTTCCTGCACTGGTAATTGTTTGACTGCCCCTACCTGCAAAACTTAACGTGCTTGTGCCCGCCAAGGTTGTGCCGGTCCCGTTTATCCAGTTACCATAAATCGCAAATGTTTGACTTGCTGACAGCGTCATCGTGTTAGTAGTACGCGCCGACATATCAATCGTGCCAATGTTGTAGGCTGCGTTGATGGTGGTCGTTGTGCCTGTACCTGGGCTTGTGGATTCAAAGATGCAGGTGTCTTGGGCCAGAGGGAAGTTGTTGACGGACGGAGAACCCCCGCTCGATGTGGCCCAACCCGTAGCAGACCAGTTGTTGTTTCCGGCAAGGTTCCAATACTTGTTCGCTGCTGCTGTAAACGTAATCCCACTGTTCCCCTTGCAGTCCCCGATCCGTGTACCTGAAGCAGGAGCCGCAGCACCAGCAATAGTGATGTCGCGGAAGTCTGCGTCGGTCATGCTGACGGCAGCGCAGGTCAGGGTGCGGGTAGTGCCGAGGGTGTTCGACCGGACAAAATGCCGCATCGTGGCGTTAGTGCCAGCGGAGAGCGTCAGGGTTCCGGTAATGGTTTGGTCGGCGGTAGGGGAGATGATCTTCAGGCCAGCAGAGGTGATGCCGGTGAAGGACAAGTTGTTGAAGCTGTTTGCGCCGTTGATGGTTACGGTGCCTGCGGATGAGCTGGTGAAGGCGACGTTGTAGAAGATTTTGCCGTTGCCTGACAGTGTTGCACTAGAGTTAGAACAATTTATTTGCGACGTATTTGCAGTAAACGTCAAATTTGCAGCGTTAGTTTCTGTTGTACCAAAATTAATTGGCGTGCTTGGGGAAATACTAAAAGTGCTTGAGCCTAGTATTATTGTTCTGCTATTTGCATTATTTGAACTTATGCCGCCACAAGTAACGTTATAACCGGCAGAGTCTACTGTTCCATTTGTTACCGTTATAAAATTGGACCCAATATCTAAGGCGCTGCCTAATGACCACTCGGAACTTACCCCATTTACCGTAATGGCTGCCGATAACGTCACCCCATTCGTCGTCAGCGTCTTTCCAGAAGTCGAACCAGTCAGCGTGATTGCGCCCGTATAAGTCCTCGTCAGCCCCGTAGCTGGAAGCGTAATGTCGTCGTGAATGGCAATAGGGGCAGAGCCAGCCCATGTGACGTTACCCACCAAAGGGCCAGCCATTGTTAGTGAGCCACAGCGCAATTGAGTTGCTGTGCAAGTGACCGTGTACGCTGTTGCATTGGATGCTGAGTCAAAGATCACCGCATCAGCAGATGTGGGTACAGAAAAGCCGCCAGAGCCGCCAGAGGAGTCAGACCACTTAGTTGTCGTGGTTGCGTCCCATGTGCCCGTGCCACCCACCCAGTAGCGTGTCACAGGAGCAGGTGCAGCAGTCAAAATAACACCAGCACCTACACCTGTTGAGTTAGCACCAGCATAAAATTCACCCGGAGAAGTACTGCTAAATGAAACTGTACCCATAGCAAGATAGTCAACTCCACTAACTCGTGCACCAACAATAATATGTCCACCGCCTGAACCACTGAACGTTACAATATTTCCCGCCGTGCCAGTTATACTCCATTTACCAATAGATTGCGTTCCACTACTCATGGATATGGTGTGCGCGACGGTTTTTGTTGATGCGAGTTCTGTAAATGTGTTGTCGCCGGTGATGGTTGTAGTGGATGTGCCAGTCGCACCGCCGATGGTGAGTTTGTTATAGGAGAGACTTCCACCGTTAAATGTACGGGCAGAAGTGCTGGTGTCAGATAGGACGATGTTGGCTGTGCCTTTGTAGAAATTGAGGTTAGTTACGGTCGCTGCACTCCAAACTGTTCCAGTACCAGAAAGGGTCCAAGTTCCAGAACCAATTTTTAAGGTTCTGGTGTTTGAATTATTAGTGTTAAAATTTCCGGTTGTTACATTATATGTAGCAGCGTCAAAAACTCCTGTTTCTAACGTAAATGTTCTTGCTGCTGGTATAGATAGCGCATCCGATAACTGCACGGTGCTGTTTCTCGTGCGTATTGTTATTGGAAAATTAAACTGCACTCCGTTGCTTGTAAGGGCTTGCGTTCCTGAGCCAGAAAATACTAATGCACCGCTGCTTGAAGAAAATGTTAGCCCTGTTCCTGAAATCCAGTTTTTATATACCGGCACTTCAGAGCTACCTTTATCAAGAGTCATCGCACTCGTTCGTGCAGACGCATCAAACGTACCGATGTTCCACGCGGCATTGATTGTGATCGTCCCCGTCACGCTACCAGTGTTATCAAACACCGCCGTATCTTGGGCAAGCGGGAAGTTGTTGATGTCAGGCGTTCCACCTGACGAGGATGCCCATGCCGTAGCACTCCAGTTCTGAGTCCCCGCGAGGTTCCAGTAGACCGTCTTAGCCGCAGGGAACGTGATCCCTGAGGTCCCACCACAGTCACCAGCGCGAGTCGGAGATGATCCGGCAGCAGCACCGGCTATCGTGATGTCTCGGAAGTCGCAGTCGGTTGCGGATAGGGTGCCAACGGTCAGGGTGCTTGGGGTGCCAAGGGTATTGGATTGAACGAAGATGCGTCGTACTGCTGTGGCCCCGGCACATGTGAGGGTTCCGTTGATGGTTTGGTTTGCACTAAAAGCTGCTAATGCGATGCCTGCCGATGAAATTGGATTGATAGTTAAATTATTGAATGAATTTTGCCCGCTTATTAAGTACCCAACACCTGCGGTGGTAGCTGTAAACGACACATTATAAAAACTCTGACCTCCGCCCGCAAAGCCTCCTGTAGCAGAAATTGTTATTTGCGATGTTCCGGCGTTAAAGGTCAGGTTTGTTGACGTTGTAAACGTCACCGGAGTAGAACTCAACGTAACCGTACTCGACCCAAGCGTGATCGTCCTGACGTTGCTGTTGCTGGACGCCAACGAACCAGCAGTGACGTTGTAGTTCTTGGTGTCAAATGTGCCGTTCGTGACGGTGAGTGCGCTGGAACCAATATTTAGAGCGTCGGCAAGTTCAACTGAGCCGCCGTAGGAGTCAACTGTAAATCCTCCGGAGAATGTTTTACCTGCGTTTGTAACTGTTTGAGTATTTCTACCAGAGAAGGTAACTGGGTTACCAGCGGTCCAGCTTGAACCAGAACCATTAATTACGTTACCATAAATTGTTCCTGAGCCAGCGCCAACAGACAAGCTCATGGCGTTTGTACGCGCCGACATATCAATTGTGCCCGTATAAGGAATTGCAGCATTCCAAGTCACCGTAGCTGACGTATTCAGCCCCGTGTTGACAAACGTAGCCGTGTCCTGAGCGAGCGGGAAGTTGTCCGTGCTGACAGCGCCGCCAGATGATGCCGCCCAAGCATTTGCGCTCCAGTTGCCGCCTGCGGCAAGGTTCCAGTAGACGGTCTTGGGTGTAGACGCAGTGATTCCTCTGATGCCTCTCAGATCACCGATCCTCGTGCCGCTGATCGGCGCAGCAGTGCCAACAACGTAGAGGTCTCGGAAGTCAGCGTCGGTCAGGCTGGGGGCAGAGTTGATGGTGAGGGTATGGGCAATGCCGTAGGTTTGACTGCGAAACCAAACGCGGCAGTTTCCTGCTGTGCCTGTAGTCGAGAGGGTGCCGTTGATGGTTTGTGAACCCTCAATACTTAGCTGCACAACTCCTGCGGAGGCTGGGCCAGTAACCGCCAAATTGTTTATTGTTAACACACCTCGCAAGGTATGCGTTACTGACGTTGTAGCTGTATACGACAGGTTATATAAGGTTGCGGGTTGCGGGGAGCCACTAGCGCCAAAAACAACTTGTGCCGATGTGGTATTGGTACAAACAATTGAAGATGTGCCAGCATTAAAAGTAAGGTTTGTTGTTGTTGTAAATGTAAGCGCACCTGTTCCACTCAACGTAACCGTACTGCTACCCAGATTGATCGTGCGGGTGTTGCTATTGCTAGAGGATAGATCCGTTGCGGTGACGTTGAAGTTGTTGGTAGTGAAGATGCCTTGTGTGACTGTTATTGTTCCTGAAGACGTCAACGCATCACCAAGCGTCACGGTGATCCCAGATCCATTTATATTAAGTTGACCGATTGTTTTACCTGCGGTTGTCAGCGTTCCTGTTCCATTAATCGTTAAAATACCGTTATAAGTAACAGTCATACCTGCTACAAACGTGACGCTACCAGACACGGTCATACCGGAATTACCCGCTAAAGTCCCGGTAAACCCCGTACAGTTGATCGACTTTGCTCCGGTGTTGCCGGATGAGATCGTGCAGGTGCCTGTGGACAGGTTTGTGAAGAACACATCATCCGCACTGGTAGGAACAGAAGCGCCGCCAGCACCACCAGACGAGGTTGCCCATTTGGTACCGGCAGTGCCATCCCAGTTTGCCGTCCCGCCAACCCAGTACCTGTCGGCCATGACTACGCCTTCACATACCTAACGCCGTCGATCTCGATAAATTCCGGCTCAGGTTCAGGAGCGGGCGGTGCAGTCACAACAGCAATCCAGTTGTCCCGGCGCTGTTCCTTCATGGCTTGGATCTCTGCTTCCGTGAACGTGTGGTCGTCCGGAAGATGCAGAGCATCAGCGAACTTGCCATGAGGAGTCTCGAATTGGAAGTCGATCTTGATCATGTGCTCTCCAGAAAAACACCCGCCGAAGCGGGTGTCTAGTCCCACCCTGTTCTGGGTGCCTACAACTAATTACGCCGCATCAAGCGAGAACGTGTAGGTCACATTCAACGTGTCACCACTTACCACGCTACGATCAAAGGGCGATTGAAAGTCCGCCGCAGAGAACAGCGTACCAGTCGTGCCGCCCTTGGTGTTATTGGAGGTCAGGAACGCCCCGCCAATCGTCGCAGTTGCGTTGATGTTAAATGACGCAGGCGAAGCAGAGTTAGTGACAACCGAAGGATCAGCCAATGTCGGTGTGGCAAAGGTTGCCGTGGGTCGGTTGGCGTTACTGTACCCGGTCTCTTCTGTCCAACCACCAGAACCTGCGGCACCGTGAGAAGACATCGTGTCGGTAGCATTTGGCGTATTTAATGAAGCCGCACCATACAGGCCAATATACCAAGTGGTGATCTGCGTACCGCTGGTGAAATACACCGCATTCATGGTCTGCAAACCCTGGTTCACCACCAGGTTCTTAGACTCTGCCTTCCACTTGAGATTGCCATCTTTATCGATGCACTCAATGGCAAAGACCCCACCCGCCTTTACTGACTCGGTGGGCTGACTGTTACGAACAACCGAAGCAGTCACCTGATCGGTTGATTTGGCTTTTGCAATAGACATTTTGAAATCCTTTATCCGATTCGAATGACTGCATCAGTTGGGTTGTTGGCTGGAAATTGAATCTGGAAGTTCCCACTTGATACCGTTTTGACTTCCCCAAACTCAAACACTGCCACAGCCCTGTTTGCCTTGCTGCTATTGTAAATCAGCGCCCCTCGTGCACTAAAGTTACCTGCTGTCCACGTTGTCGTGGAAAAACTAACGAAGGCAATTCCTTGCGACAGCGTTACCGTAACTCCGGTCAGGGTGTTTCCTCCTGCCGTGTATCCGCCGCCTGATGCTTCGTTTGAAGTTGTGTAAACGGTTGTGTTTGCATCAAGCGTTGCACTGTTCGTGTAAAGCGCAATCTTGAAAGTGTCGGTCAGGAAGTCGTGGATACCCTTTAGGAGTTCTTCCTTGAAGCTGTTGCACATTCCTGCGGTCAGCATCATTTCACCTCTACTCTGACCTGACCGTCACGATATGCATCCATGCGCTGCTTCCCATCACCAAGTTGCTTGAGAAGGGTGATGGACTGCAAGTACAGGCTTTCATAGAGCTTCACCATCTCCTGTGAACCCTTGATGAACCTGATGCCTTCCATGAGGACCCCGTTTAAAAGCGCAGTGTCGAAGTTATCCCCAAGCCATGTCGTGCTTGCGGTAACGATTGACTCCGGGTAGTAGTAGTAATGAAGCTCTACCGGGTACGCCTGATCAGGGGTTGGTCCAAGAATGAAGGTCAACTCGTTTGAGTTGTCAGAAGCAGGACCAAAGATCGCGTAATGCTTTGGAACACCCGTTGCATTCGGCGTTGGATAAGCCTCTCGGATGAAGTTCACATCTTTGTTTAAAAGATAGCTGAACGATCCGGTGCTTAACGTCCCACCTGTAACAACAGCCAAAGAGTACACAGACAGGAAGTCCCCTGGTGCAGCAAGATACTTGTTTCCTGCCGACAGGGTCGCTGTCTGGTTTCGCCTGAGCGACGAAAGCTGAACCGTGTTGTAGAGTTTTTGCTCTGCCTGTTCGGTGAGCGTATCCAACACGGAGTCAGGGATGTTGACCTCTAAGGTGTCCCTTACAGCGGTCTTTAGATCAGCGTAGTTCACGCCATCGGTCCTCGGGCCATCGTACCCTTAGTTGCTGCACCCGTTCCACGAATCTTGATTCCACCACCCTTCTGAAGCTTGGTAAGAGGCTTACCAGGGTGCATGGACTTCTCATGCTTGTGAACGGCTTTCTTTACGACTGCCTTGTCCATTTTAACGTCACTGTGCTTCATTTTTGCCTCACGAAATAACAACTGTTAATACGCCAATTTCACCAGCAAGCTGCTCCCCAAACAACGGAACAATCTGCGCCCTGCTTTGCGGATACCCAGTAAAGTCTGGCCTTGGGTTCCTGATTGCCTGCGGATCCTCAACCGGGAAACTCCCGAGCTTCAACTGAGGATGACTTGGTTCCCAACACTCCGGACAAACGAGGATGTTGACCGGCGTGTTTTTAATGATGATCTCTTTGAGTTCTCGTAGCTTATAACGAAACCCGCATCTGTCACACTCAGATATTGGCCTGTCGCGGCTTGCAAACTTATTACTCACGACCTGATCCCGTAAGCCCTTGGAACAAATCGCACAGAAGCCTTTTCTCGGTCTTCCCCTGCGGCAAGGTTGAACTGTTCGTCGTACTCTGCCTTCAGCATTTGAACCCGTCCAGCCAGATCAGGCGTTTTCATCGCAATGTGATACGCCAAACCTGCTGCTATTGCAGGTAGGAATCGAAACGGTGCGTCAGGGGTATTGACACCCGTACCCGCGTCTTGAATTCTTCGGAGACGGTAGTAGAAGAGGGTGTATTGGACTGAGGAGTCAGGAACCGGCCAAAGAGTGATCTTGGGTTGATCTCTAAGCCTTTCCACAAAGATCTGGATCGGTCTGCCCTGCGTAAGTTTTGCAGGGATAGAAGCATACGTTGAAACGCTGATGCGAGAGATTGTGAGGTCTGACTGAAGTGTTGCATTGCCTGCATTGGTTCGAATAACGTGTTCAATGATGTCGATTGTGTCTGCCGGGAGGTTGTACGTCGCAACACCGGGCGTAAGAACCTGCGACCCAGACTCAACCGTCCACAGGTTAATACCTCTGTTCGCAAATTCGATGGTCAGGAGGTTCATGGACCTGCGAGCAGTCCTCAGGTCATATCCTGATCGCATCTCCCGACCAGCACGTTCCCAAGCCTCTTCGGCAAGCTCTGTGAAATCGAGGTTAAACGCTGTGGTTCCGGAAGTGGTCATCTGAATCTCGCTGTTTTACGAGCAATCGATTTGGGTTGCTTTACGAACTGTTTCCCCGCAGCTTTGCCAGCCCTTTTTGCACGAGTAGTCGAAGCGTACTCGGCAGGAGTAAGAGATTGAATTGCAGCTTCAGGAAGGTATCTCTCACCAGTCTTGGACGAAGGTTTGCCACTCTTGGTTCTCCATTTCTGGGCTGTCCAGTCTTTGAGAGATTGTTGAGAAGGCTTAGTCACGGTACCCACCGCCCTTGGCTTTATATTGCTTTGCTAACAATTGGCTTTTACGGGCTGACCATTCCCCTGCACCAGTTCCCTGAACAGCTTGAGCCTTGATTCTGTTGAACAATGCCTTACGCATTCCAGGCTTGGTGTAGTTTCCCGCTTCGTTTACACGAGAAACATTTCCACCTTCCGCATAAACGGAGAACATATCCCCGTCTTTGCGGCGCTTGTTTTGGGGCATCTTTTTCGGGTTGATGATGCCCATGCCCCGTGATGCTCTCACACCATCTTCCCTTTGGTTTTGCCACGTTGAGCGCAACCATCTGCGCGTTTAGACGCAGAACTGACCGACCCACCTTCTTTCATGTAGGTCATAGCCTGATACGCATCGTAGTTACGAGCATTATCAGGAACCGTGTCCAACTCTTCCTGACCAAGTTTCATTTCATTCCGAGCCTGATACCTGTCGGAAGGGAAGAAGCGCGACAACGGGTCATTTAGTGCTTTGTTTCCGCCCCGGATCATCTTGCGTCCACGATCAAGACGCTTTTGTTCCGCAGCAGTGGGCTTGCGAATCGGGTTTTCCATTTAATACACCTTGCAGTTAGTTCTGCCGCGCTTGGCAATACCATCAGCACGGGCAGAAACCGATCCGCCTTGTGCATATTTCTTGGTTTTGCCGCCTTTCTTAAAGCCCATTCCTTCAGCAGCCATCCGCATTTCATCCGTGTCCCGAGGACCGGGAGGCTGGTTTTTAGGGTTGCCACGAGGTTTTACTGTTCCCATGCCCTCACTTTCCATCCGTGACGTTTCACGGGATTTACGGGCTTCTGCTGCGGCCTTACGGCGCTCTTGCAGGGATCTGTACTGATCCGCACGGGCTGCTTGCCGAGCACGTTCTTCGGCTGCTCGTCTGCTTCCCGCTTCGGCAAACGCTCTTGATGCGGCAGGATCATACGTTGTGGTTTCACGGGCTTGCGGACGAGAAAAAACTCGTGCGGCAGCATCATCTGCTTTCTGCATTCCTCGGCCTGCAAGAGCTCGTGCTGCCGTCGATGCCGCTTTCAGTCCCATTGCTCCGGGAAGATAGGACTCCGGGGAGATTGATTCGATTGCCTGACCACGAATCCGCTTTTCGTAATCGGGGGGACGAGCGATGGATTGTTCTGCTCGCATCTCATCGTCTTGTTTCTTACGATCAGCAACTTGTTTGTCCGATTCCAAAATCGCCCGGTTTTCGAAATTATCGAAAAGTTTTTGCCTGTTGACTTCGTCTTCAG